CTAGTAGCAGTTGTAGAGTATGTAACGCTTACTGTGTCGCCAGCAGTAGTAGATTTAGCAGAACCAAATGCACCAGCGCTATACAAAGTACCGCCAGTATTAGACTGGGTAGAAGATGCGCCAGAACCTGTAACCAAGAAGCAACCTGTTACGTTACCACCAGAACCAGTGATTGTGTAAGTAATAGCTGTTGCAGTAGAAGTTACTACGTTAGATGGTGAAGCAACTGCGTTATCTGTTGCGGTTGAAAATACTGCAGTACCACGAACTGCTGAACCGCCAACTGTGTAGTTAACAAACTCAGTCCAACCGCTGTGTGAAGTCATTGTGTCTTCAACGTTAAATGTTGGGCTAGTTGTACCAATCAAACCAAGGAATGGTCCAGTGGTAGTATAAGTACCAGATGTGCGTAGCAATGTGTTAAGCATCAACTGCTTACCAACTGCGTTAACTAGGTTAGGGAAAGATTCTGTCCATTTAAGGTTGCCATCAGCATCACGGCACTCAACGTGGTAAAAACCTTCTACGCCAACAGTTTCACCTGTAGCGGCTTTGGCCTGCAAAGTAGCAATTGCGCTATCGCCGGATCCTGATAATTCTTTAAACATACTAATCTCCTAATCTGCACTACTATAATTAATACTACTTGTGGTAGTACCAATGGTTAAAATAGCAGACGAATAAGTCGCTGCCGGGAATTGCACAGTAAAGCTACTGTTACAGGTCTTATCCGACCCAAAATTTAACACAAAGCACGCTGCACCTGTGGTTGCATTGTACACTAGCGCCCCTCTGCAAGTAAAGGATGCGGGACTCCAAACAGCATTATTAAATGATACATAAGTAATGTTATATTGTCCGTTTTGGGTAGGTGGCGTGGAAATAGTTAGTACCTGACCACCAGCCGTATAACCTGGGCCTACAACCTCATTAACGGGGGTATATGCCGTAGTGCTTTGGTTTAGGTTAGCCAACGCATTATAGAGGGCAATCTTATAGGTTCCGGTAGTAAAGTTCTCATTACCGTTGAGAAGATTCTGTTGGAAAATAGTACAGGAAGTCTGGGTAATCATGAGACTACCTCAAATTTATTACGTTTAGAAAAGTTTTCAGAAGCTCTCATTACTTGAAGATTTGATGGAACATGCAATCCTGAAACAAATTTGCCTTGTAATGGAATTACGTGATCTACCGTCCATTTAATACCTTCAATTTTAGTCAATAAGGCAGCCAATTTATACTCGTTTCTTATGCGCTCATGGTCAATATCTGTAAGCCAAGATGGAGTTTGTTGCAATTTAGCAGCTCTTCTTTGAGCAGTGCGAGCCATTTTCCCAGCGTGTCCATTACCTTTTTCGTATTTTTTAATGGCTAATTTTCTTGCTTTTTTACCAGAATCTGATTGAGCATATACCTTTTCTTTTAGTTTACCTTTGTCAGAATTACGATATTTAGCAGTTCTAGCTAATTTATTTTTATAAGCTTCAGAATTTAAAACCATAGCTTCATATTGACATTTTTTACACGTATGCCTATAACCATTAGAGTGTTTTTTAAACTCTAATAAGTTTTTGATTTGTAAGCATTTTTTACAAGTTCTCATGAAACAACGTTACCCTTAAGGTTAATGTTGAGTTTTGTTTGGCCGTCACGATAACTATCACCACGATCCAGACCATCACCAAGACGTTTAACTTCAGCTAGTGCTTCTTGAAACTTATTCTCATAATAAGTAACCAAATCTTGTTCTTGCTTCATAAACAGCATAGCTTCACGCATAGCACCATAGAACAATACTGGATCATAGTTATCGCCAAGCCAGCTGGTTCCAGTTGCATTAGAAATACTAGTTACATTTATAGTAAATCCAGATCCTGTACCTGAACCGATAGAAGCAGCATTAAAACTTAATACATCCCCGGGTACATAAAAAACACCACCATCGTTAAGCGTAACTGAAGATACAGCACCTGTCATAGAAACAGTAATAGTAGCTGTAGCATTAGCCCCATTACCGCCTGTTAAAGGCACTTCTGGGTATACACCCGGTGTATATAGCGAACCAGCGCTAGTAATAGTAGTTCCATTAATAACACCTTGAACAATAGTTGGCGGGTAATAGAAATAATGTAACTCTAAAACATATGCTTGATCTGGCGTAGGAGCCACCATCAAAGACATTTCATTTGGATTTAAATACTGCGACCCAAATAATGCGTAATATTTAGGTGTACCTTGTGGTGTCCCTTGATACGTAGAACCGTTATTAGATACAGTTGGGTATGCTTCTCTTAAAAAATTAACATCTTTATTTAAAAGATACGTATAAGTTAATGTCGTAGGATTAATTACAGCTATAGAGTAATTTGAAAGCCAATCATCTGGCAAAGAGATATATTGATTACCCGCTGTCATTGTACCTGTTACATTTTTACGTAATGAAGGTAATTGAACAAAATTGTATATACGAGTTTCAGCCTGCTGGATAAACTTAGGAATATCCTGAACGAACAATTGCTCCGTGTTTTCGGAGTAATCTTGTATTAACTGCTGAAGCTCTAAATAGTTCATGAGAACTAATCCTTATGCCATAGGGCCACGGCTCATACGACCTTTAGTAGCAGCACCAGCGCCACGCATTTCAATACCATCAGTCTTAGGACCACGAGTCTTATTACCAATAGATACAGTCATTGCTGGACCACCGGGTACTAATTCATCTGCACGTAAAGTGTTTGGGTCTTTCATATCATGACCTGTTGCTTTACGTTCTGCAGCTACGCCAGTACCATTCTTCTCATACTGTTCAGCAGGACCATTGTTCTTAGCATTACCAGTACGCATAGGCGAACTGTTCTTTTTAGTTGCTTTGATCTGGGTAGCCATTTTATTTAGCCTTTTGATTGTTTGCACGGGCTACGTTACGACCAACAGCTTTCATTTCAGCTGAAGTTACACCACCTTTTTTAAGCTTTGAAAGATTAGTCTTTTTGTTTTCATGCAATTGCTTGTCATGCATACCAAAAGCTTTTTTAATCATTTTTTTGTCTTGTTTCATGTCATCAGACATTTCTTTTTTGTTCATTGCTTTGGATTCTTTTTCCATCTTTGCCATTTTAATGCTCCTAAGTTGTCACTATGGTTACTGTACCTATTGTAATCGCTAAATTCAAGTCATTGGGAACAAATGCATCAGAAAAAGCTCTTGGCCCTCCCACAGGAGCCCAGTTCCATTGGGTTTGTCTACTTCCATCAGTAGGATAACCCGCATTATTTACATCATTACTAGCTGTAGGAGATACGTATAAACCCGTATTTCCGGCTGAATAATAGCTTACATCAGGCCTTGGATTACGCACTGCCTGTGGATCACTGACAGGATACATACCTAACTGCAATTGCGGTTGATCTGGATCCCAGCAAGTATTACAAACCTTGATCTGGTAAGGTTTTGTTTTTAAAATTTCAATACGAATTTCGGACAACTTATATCGTTGACCACATCTATCGCACTCGGCAATTGAGTGTTTGCCTGACGAAAATTTACTAGGCATTACTTACAATTCCATCGTTTTAAGCTTGCAGCTTTACGTGTTGGCCTACCTTTTTCATCCTTCATTGGACCGGGCATACCAGACATACGGGCACAAAATGACTTCTTACGAGCACCACCTTCAGGCTGTGGAGCTTTTAAATGGGATCCAGTTTCCTTGTTGTACTTGGCACGACCTTTGGCTGTGAGTCCAGCACCCTTGGATACAGGTAACTTTTCACCACGTCCAACAGAAAGAGATGGAGTCTTTTTAGTAGCCATTATCGTATATACATCATGTTTCTAGGTACGAACCGAATAGAAGCCTTCTCACGGTCTTCATCTGCAGCCATCTGGAATTGCTCGTTGTATTCTGCTTTAAGCATAGGTACACGCTGAGGATCTACTCCAATGAGCTTCATAGATAAGTAGAATGCTAGTCCAGCAGCCATAGCAGGAATAAAGCGGAATGGGATATCTTCGGTATTAACACCAGTTCCAGCATCCTGTAAACGCCTCATACGCCAGTAAACAAAGCTATATTGAGTTCCGGGATTACCAGTAGGCCAAATATTGATGTTTGGCAGGTAATTATTATACAAAGGTGCAGTCGCAATATGAGCAGCAGGAGTTGTATTATTTACTCCACGGAAACAATTTAACAGCTGATTTGCGTTTCCATTAGCATCTGTACCAAGGTTTTGATAGAGAATTGTCTCGCCATCAATGTTGATATAGCCCTGACTACGCATATTTGCAGTAGATGTGACATATAAAGTCGTGTCACTAGCACCTGCGGCTTGCGATAAGGTGGTTACAGGAGTTGAATCAACGTTTCCTGACTGTCTATCTATCCATACTTGAATAGGCCGTCCATAGGCGTTTTTAGTAGGAATGGTGAGGTAATCATCAGCAGAGATTCGAGTGATATTAATATCAACCTGATTTTGACCTGTACCCTGACGGATTACATGATCATACAAATCAATTGTATCCACAGGGATAGGATAGCTAATTTGACCTGCGTTAATATTGATAGGAATTTGCCCTTGCTCAATAGTCCACAGATTGATTCCACGATTAGCCCACTCTATAGTTAACAAGTTAACACTACGAGCAGCTGTTCTGTAATCATAACCGGAACGAGATTGCATCCCACAACGCTCAAAGGCTTCCTCTACGAGGTCACCCATATCCAAATTAAATAGCGTTGTTCCGGTTGTGCTCATTACTTAGCCTTTTTTGTATTCTTTTTAGCAACAGTCTTCTTGGCTACAGGCTTTTTATCTGTACGAGTAGTGGCTTTTTTGACCTGTGGTTTGCGTTTTTCTGTTTTTACAGGGAAAGGCCATTCGTCTTGAACATCATATTTTTCAATGGTGATTTCAAGTTCTGGCTTTCTAAATAAACCAAATGCCCAATCAATGATGAATTTCATTTCTTCATCCCTTTAAGTGTTTCGGCTAAACGAGCACGTTTTCCTACTACACCGGGTTTTTTAGCAGCTGCAGCTAATTTCTTAGCAGGAATTGGTTTACCAGCTTTAGCACCTAACTTGGCACGTAAAGCACCGGGTTTCTTGATAGCACCAGCAATCCAGTTTTTAGTAGCCATGATTATAAAACTTCTTTAACAGTTTCAATCAGTTTTTCAACAGACTCTTCTACCTTTTCTAATACAGTCTCTTTAGAGATAGTAGCTTCAGCAGGAACTTCTGCAACAGGATCTACGGCTGCTACAGGAGTAGGTTCTACTGGATCATCAGCTACAGGAGCAACTTGTACAGGCTCTGGAGCAGGAACTAATGAAGCAGCAAATGCTTTGACTACTGGATCAGATGAAAAGCCAGATACTACTTTATCGCTACCCAAATAAAGTGTGAACTCATTTAAAAGTTCATGCTCTGCGCTACCAACAGCGTGACCAGCACTTTTAATATAACTTAAAACTGTATCAAATAAACTCATTTTTTCTTCCTTGTTTTAGCAGACTTAATAAAGTCCTCTTTAGTAGGCGCACCCTTAGATCCAACTTTACGCATTCTCTCACTAGAGCCAGCTTTAATACGCTCTTGCTTTTTATGAATATTCTCATAGAGTCCTGCAGGACCGCCTTTTTTGTACATAGTTACATCATCCGGATTATCTTTCCGGACAATTGTCTTTGCTTTAGGCATTTTAGATGGGCTAATTGCTCCCATCCCACGTGAGGCTCTCATTACTTAGCCTTACTGCCCATATACATTGCTTTTACATGCTCGTGATGCATTTTGTGACCAGCAGCATGTTTAGCAACTTTTTCTTGCTCATGTTGATGACCAGCAGCATGTTTCTTTTCGTGTTCCATCTTGTGCTTGTGTTCCATAGCTCCACCTTTTTTGTAACCTACTACTTTGTTGACTTTAGCTTGGAATGAATCAGGATTACGTTCATCCTGTTTTTTCATTTCTGCAGCAGCCTTAGCATTTTGCTCAGGTGTGCCCATGACCTTTTCTTTAAGATCTTGAGCACCACTCTTTATTGAATCAACAATGTCTTGAGCGCTCATATTAGCACTTTCCACCCTTTTTCATGCCAGTAGTAGTACCTGCCATTTTTGGGTACTTAACTTTAGTACGACCTTTTTCTGCAATACCATCAATGCTTGAGCTAGTTTTAACTTTCTGCATTTTTGCTGGTTCCATACGAGCTTCTTTTTTAGTTGCCATGATTTTTCCGCCTTCTTTTTTACCTACAAATTTGTTAATATTAATGTTTGGGACTTCTTTCTGTTCACCAAAAATACTTCCCGCACGTGTTGCCTGTTTGTTGATTTGACCTTTTCCGCCACGAGTGACAGTTGGGCTACCGCCTACACCAAACCTCTTACCTTTGTCAGCAGCAGCAAAGTCTTTGCCAACTGACTGTTTAATGCCAACCTTTTTAGCAAAAGCAGGGCTATGTGCCACTGCTTCCATAAGATTGTGCTGCTTTTTACTTGTACTAGGCATTATTTATGACTCCAATATCCAATAGCTAACCCAATAATACCTGTTAATACGCTAACTGCGCCACCAATAGCCATTAATGTTTTCCAACCACCTTTGGCTTCAGATAAAGTTTTATTAATGGATTGAACGGCAATTTTGATTTCTTCCATCTCTTTTACCATTTTATCCATATCTACCTGTAAGTGTTGGATATCGCTTGCGTGGGTAGCTAATTCTCTAGCTGTCTCTATTGGGTCCATTTCGGTCATTTGCAATTCCACCGCTTTAAACTAGCTGCCTTACGGGTAGGCCGACCTTTAGCGGTAAGCCCAGCGCCTTTAGCCACAGGCAACTTCTCACCACGACCAACAGAAAGAGATGGAGTTTTCTTCTTAGTAGCCATTACTTACCTTCTACCGCCGCAAGGCGAGCTTCAAGGTCTTGAACCTTTTTAAGCAGTGGTGCAATAAATTGTAAATAATTTACGCCTGCTAATTTGCCATCTTTGTAATAACACATTTCAGGATTAACAGCTT